TAGAGTAAGGATCTGTTATTGCTTCTTACTCTATTCCTAAACTCTTAAAGAGGTCGTCTTCATCTTCCTCAACTTCCTCTTGTTTTTCTTCTTTAAAAATCCAGTCAAATAAATCACCTTCTTCCTTAACCAAAACATTACATTCTGGGCAAACAAGTTCGTGACCACATTTGACACACTTGGTCTCTACATTATTATGTTCTAAAATTTCAGTGTTATCCCGGTTCAATTCTTCGTCCAAGTCATCTTTTTCAAGGGTATCTTCTACTTCTTTTAACAAATCTTCTAATTCTTCATCAGAAGTATCATCTTCCTCAACTAATTTGGCTTCAATTTCAGGAATTTCTTTGATCTCATCTTCCTGTGCTTCATACCCTAACTCACGTAAGAAGATTTCAAAGTCTTTAACTTCCGCTTCATCCACTTCACCATTATCAACCAAACCTTTAAACTCTTTTGATTGAATTAGAGCAAACGGATTTGCAGGAGTAGGAACTGCTGAAATTTCAAATAAATCTACCTTGTTGAATTTATATCCTCCGGATTTTTCGTTATACTCGGCGTCTTTCCATGATGGTTGGAAACCGATAGAGAAAGCACGTAATGCACCTACCTTATACATCTTATAAACCATATCAGCACGTGGATTAATATCAGCATCAAGGAAATTCAATTTGAACATTAATTTCTTTCCGTCCACCCACACTTTAGTTCCATTACCCATTACGTTTTCAGGGGTATCAGACCCTCTATGTGCCCATAGGAATAAAGGATTTTTCTTATATTCTTTGAGATTAATTCCATCAACTTTAACAATATCACCATCACGATCAACTGCTTCTTTAGTTCCTACGGCGGTGATCTCTCTTTTATCATCGTCTTTTTCTTTAACCTCAATGTTAAAGTTTTTATAAATCTTTTCTGGATGTTCCATTATATTATACTCCTTAAAAAAGGGGGAGCGCTAACTCCCCCAGTTTATTAGTTAGGATCAAAGCTCGAGAATGATGTAGAACTAGAGCTTGAGTTTGATGTAGAACTAGAACTTGTAGAACTAGAACTTGTAGAACTAGAACTTGAACTCAATGATGAACTTGAGCTACTAGAACTTGAACTAGAACTTGAGCTACTTAAACTTGAACTAGAACTTGAGCTACTAGAACTTGAACTAGAACTTGAACTCAATGATGAACTTGAACTAGAACTTAATGAACTAGAACTCGAACTTAATGAACTAGAACTCGAACTTAATGAACTAGAACTCGAACTTAATGAACTAGAACTAGAACTTGTAGAACTTGAACTACTTGAACTCAATGATGAACTTGAACTACTTGAACTAGATGAACTAGAACTTGAACTTGAACTACTTGAACTAGATGAACTAGAACTTGAGCTTGAAGTAGAACTAGAACTAGATGAACTTGAACTTAAGAAACTGTCTGTTTCATACCACTCAAGATTAACAGCAACTTGAGTGTTATCTGCATCTGCTGTAATTCTAATTGCATATTCAGTTCCATTATCCAAAACCCATTCAGCATTAGTTCGTGTCTCACCGCCAACCTTATTAGCACCAAGACCAGTTGTAAATATATGTGCCCCAGCTATAACTGTTCCACCTGTAAAGGTTGAATCTTGTCTTATAGTTACAGTTGAGTCTCTTGGACTATTTCTATATCTATTATATGATGGTAATAGAGTTCCTGCACCAGTAATAGTTACTCTTTCAAGTAATTCTACTGATACTCCTGACGATGCATTTACAACACCGGTGAAATGAACTTCATTTGCACCTGTAGTAATTCTGTAAATTTTAGGACCAACAATATCTACCTCACCATCTTGATTGAATACAGAAAATGCTATCCCCTCATGAATCTTGTGATGGGCGGTATCTATACCAACTAAATACCCTGCTCGGTCTATTTCCGCTTCTCTTGTTCCATCATACAACCTAATTCTAATGTTTGAGTCTTGAAGACGTCTGAAGTCTCCACTAATTTTATCTGCTGCCATAATAATTACTCCTATTGCGGTAGCCCACTGTGCTTTCTACCGCGCTTTATGATTAAATACTTGTTATTGGGGTCAAGCGACAACGACAATTCACACTGCTCTGACTCGGATACATTTCTCCATTTTGGAAACTTTTATCAATTGGGATTTCTCCCTGTGCTGCATTAGCAACATGATTTTCTCTTACTCTTTCGTCCTGACTCGTAATCCATTTCTTCATAGGGACAAGACCACTTTCTTTATATTCAGTCCACGTGGCCAAATTTATGGAGTGGGACGCCTCCGTTCGAGCGATGGTTGTCACTCTTGAACCAACTTTGTTATATACATCTTTAATTCTTCGAGAAATACCTGCTATATTATCACCATCAAGTATTCCTTCAACAACACTTTTCTTTAATTGTCTATAAACTGTATTATTTATACCATTGATTACATTCATACGATCAATCAGAAGGTTTTTATTAAGTAAAACATGTCTATCAACTCCTAATACCTGATATGCCAATTCTTGTCCTTCTAATATCATATCTTCGTAAATAGGAGAGAACATAGTGGTTAAACGCTTATTTTCTGAATCCAGAATGGTAATTTGTGCCATAATTATATTTTCATCTAATAATTCTTCTGCTTTTTCATTTTTTGATAATGCTTTCAATACACGCTTACGTTGTTCATAAAAATAAATTTTATATTTTTTAGATAGTTTCTCTTCCCACCCAGATTGTAACTCTTCAAATAAGTTGTTCGCTCGGTGCTCTACAGTTTTGTTCTCTTTTTCCTCATCACCGTTTAGAAATTTTTCAATATCATTCATATGTTCAGCTGCAATCTTATCTGCTCGGTTATCATCTTGAATAGGCAGTCCTATGCTCGTAGCTGCCTTTGAACTTAAATAGTCTTCATAACGATCCTGTGGAATTAGATTCAGAGGCACATATGTAGTTGCTCCCCAATCAGGTCCTTCTTCAAAACCAAGATCAAATCTATAATTCAATTCATCACGACTGAACCCCATTTGAAATAGATCTTTAGCAGCTCTAACATCATCACCAAAGTCTTTCTGTAATTCATCAACCTTTCTAAAATCAAACCTACATCTTAATTGTGGAGCATAAACCATAAAGTAAAATCTATTCAATGAATGTTGTTGGCGAATTAATTGTGGTTTTATAGTTTCTTTCCAAAATCGTTTTCTTTCAGTATCACCAATTGATCTATTACCCTCACTAATTCCAAGCATTGTTCTTGGAACTCCAAATGTTGAGGAAACAATCTCTTGAGTAAACTTACGGGAATTAATAAAGTCCATTTCCTGTTGATTAAGAGATATTACTTCTAATTCCATACCACCACGTAATACAGCAGTCTTATGGGCATTGTTAGATCCTTTATGCTCTTTCTCCCATAACCTTTTGATTTTCCTCATCTCTGCAATAGTGGTTTCTTCTTCTCCTGTTGTAATTACAACAGATGGAACCGCTCCATTTTTATAGAATGCTTCTTGATACTTACCTGCCTTGTAGTCTGAATTAAGTTCAATATCAATTGCTGATAAAACAGGTAACCCACGCCACGGATTATATGGGTTGTTATTCTTAATATGAATAACCTCTTCTAACTCAATAGGCATCGTTCCATTGAACAACCACCCAGTAAGTTTTTTATCATCATCCAGCATAGTTTTCATAATACGTGGATCAATGGTTTGCATCCCAACAACCTTTGAATTAGTATTATTCCTTTCTAAATATATAAATACCTCTCCATAGAGTGTAAATAGCATCGAAACTCTTGACCAAAAGTCATAATAAGTCATATATTCATTAGGCATATTGAATATATCATAAGCAGGGTTGTCGTATAGAAGTGGATCCCCAGTTTTAGGATTGAAAATGATTAAAGGCACTTGAGGAACATTTTGAGATATAATGTTCACACATCTGTTAACCAGATATGAATTTTGTGCAGGATAGGTTAAATTCTCACCTTGAGCGAGTGCATTTAACTCTTTCCCCTTCAACCACTCGGAACCCCAGTCCTTTTTAATGAATCTATTTCCGAATCTTTTAAATATCCCCATAATTTTATCATCCTTATAGATTATCCTTTAGCATTACCCGGATATATCCCTTTTGATTATATAAATACTATTTCAGACTTGACTTTACGCTTACGGTAGAAAGTCATAATTAGAGCGTCAGCATAATCGGGTGACTTGCCTGCTCTTTTTAAATAGTCCTTTTTCGATTCAACAAGAAAGCGTCCTGAAGTATGATGTGCCTGCCTTGAGTTAGTTAACTCCTCAATAAGGTTTACATCATTTGGAATACAGGCTTCTTCGTCCCTAAACCAATCTCTTGCCGAAATCCACATTTCAGCACGCCTATTAACAAAATATTTGGCATCAAATGCTTTTTCTTGTGATAAAACACCAATAATAGGTAGACCTAACTCTTTTCCACGCTCATATGCTCCACGACCCCATGTATTGGCATCAATGAAGATTTTATCAGGTCTATTCTCTTTTTTACGGTTATGATACTTATTAGAGATCATATTGATCAATTTCATAGTATCTTTCTCTTTATAAGACTTAATTGTATCTAAAACAAGATTTCCACGCCTTTCAACCAATACTGAATTATCAACACCGATTGAACCTACGTCTAAACCCCAATATAGTTGTCCATCTGAATCAACATCCTCAGGTTTACGTTCAGCAGCACTTGAAACCAAGTCCCAAGGTATAATAGATTCATCAGTTGAAAGTGGAAACTCACCCAACACTTCAATACGATAGGTGTTAGAGTTCTCACCATACAACTTTTTCCAATGCTCTACGATTTCATCAGTAACCCATTCAGACTCAATTGCACTCATAGTCAATTGATCATATACAGTCGAATTAATCGCTTTAAATGAATCAAAGAAAAATCCCTGTAAACGCCTTGGATTAGAAAGCATTAATAGATAGTTCTCTTGTTCAGTCAATGAACCAAAGATAGTCTTAAAGATTAAGTCATCAATACCTGATGATTCGTCCAAGACATATAGCATATCTAAATTATGTGCTCCAGCAATATTTTCAGCAGCTTCTTTCTTGGCAGTCCTTTGTAAACAGAACCAAGTATTAGCATTAACTTTATGTTTAATTTGAGTCGCCTGAACTTCAAAGTCATCCTTGAATAATGGATGCATCTTTTGATGGATAGCAGAGATAGTTGGCCAGATACCACCCTGCATAACTCCACCTGAAGCAGCTGATATATAGACTTGAGCATTATAGCGAGTGCATAGATACCACCATATAGCACAAGCAGCAATATAAGTCTTACCAGCACCACGACCTGATTTAACTGTAGATTTCTTTTTAGTCCTTAATGACTCCAAAACAACTCTTTGTTGAATATCAGGTTTTACATTAAGTATCTGTTCAGTAAATAATATAGGATTATTATAATACATAGTCATCAATTGAACTAACTGTTCATCTAACTCTGATTGATTAGATGGAATTTCTAATTTCTGATAGTCTAATGTATTGTCTATATTAATTGCTTGCATCTACTATATCCTTTTCTTCTACATCCTCAAATTCAGCTTCAATTACTTCTTGCTCTTTTCCGCCAGGTAATACTTTAAGGTTCTCACGATTCTTTGAAATCAATTCCGCAACCTGGTGCATACGGGCATCAATCTTAATATCAACGTTCTGATCCACATTCAATTGAGCAGCAGGTTGTCCATATCTATATGCCAATACAAGTTTAATAGCATTAATACGATCAGATTCCTTTACTCTTGGAAATTGAACTCTACGTATCTTACCTTCTTTATTAACATATGTATCCTTTGAATGATCATAAGTAATAATCTTTAATAACTCATTAACTATAATACTACTATCTTCACCAAATCTTCTTTTAAGTTTTTCTACAAAATTATGAGTCTTTGGTCTACCAGAAGGATTCATAGCTGCACCACCCTTAACTACAAAATGACCTATAGAATGACGGATACATCCATTCTTATCTAAATGATAACCTGGAGGTAAGTTTTCGGGATCGAGTGGTCCTAATTGATGGGGTTCTAACTGACTATCATCATCTGTAACAATATCATCAGTTATTTTGTCTTTTTCAGGCATAAATGACTCCTTTTGACTGGATACTTCGTATATATGAATATGTTCTATATTTAAGATGATAACTAGTAGAAACGTATGAAGAACAAATGAATATTAAATGACTTTTATAGGAGGTATATAGGAATATGAATGATAAACCAGTCCAAATATATATGAGTGATGAAATGAGACAGAATCTAAAGGTATTAGCAAAGATGGATAACCGCTCGGTTTCTAACTATTTGCGTCAGTTAGTTTCTCGGGCGGTGGAGAGGGGTATAAGGGATGGCATAATTAAAAAACAATAACATCTTTTTTACATTATAACACTTGGGATGTTATCCTGCAATTTTAGTGTTATTAAGTAATAGGATTCAGTAATAGGATTCAGTAATAGGATTC